AATCTGGTCATCACTCTCTTTGATTTGTGACACGCCTTCAAATTCAGATTTGTCATAGTTCCAATAACCATCTACCTTTCTGATCTTTAGTTTAAAGTTCGCACCTTTCCAAAAATCAAATGGGTTGATTGGGTTTTCATCTTCAAATGCTGGTTGCATTGCTTCTGTAATCTTATCAAATATCTTTTTACCAAATTTAAATAAGAATACTTTTCCCTCATTCTCTGGATGCTTAGGATCAGATACCACTAGAATATTTGAGTAGTAAGATAACTTTCTTTTTCTCTTTCTAGCAATCTCTTTATCACTATCTAAACCAGTATTCCAAAGTCTTGTGTTTTCTTCTGACACAGGATCTTTTTGGCCTAGTGTTGTTAGTGAGTTTTCAATATACCAACCACCAACATCTTGGAATGCATGTGACCATACTCTTTGCCATGGTAAGTCTTCACCTTCTGGCGCTGGTAAAAATCTAATTACAGCAAAACCATTTCCAGTTTTATCTAGTTCTGGTTTCCAAAATCTGTCGTCTTGGTATTTGGATTTGTTTTTTTCTTTGTCCTCAGGATTGAGGTTAGCCTCTATGGCTTTTGTAAGTTTGTCAAAATTACTTGACGATTGTTTTAATGTTTCAAAGTCCATCGTATTTCTCCTTGTATTATTGTATTCGTTGTCTTTGTGTTACCTGTATAATCGGTATCATTTTTATTTATAACAGTTTTCACGTTCATATTAGCTCTAATATAACAGATTATTGACCATTTGTCAACCCTGATACGCAATCAAATCTCTTGTTTAATTCATCAAAGTTTATGTAATCTATATTTTTTACTGTCCACTCTGGCACCATATTATTGACTGGATCGCCACCCTTTATACCTCTAGGATTTACTTTTATGAATTTAATTTTAGGGTTTTCTATCATCAACTCTTTCCATTGATTAACCCAATTGACATCAGGTATCGGTTTATTCTTTGCGTCAGCATAGTTAGGTGTTGATTTGTACATATTGTTCACATGGTCATCAAAACTTTTTAGATCATGTCCTATCATATACAATTCTTCTAAATCTTTATTCTGGTGTATCGCAACCAACGCACTAGTTGGTCCACATGACCAACCTCTATCTTTACCTATTTCACTATAGGTGTGTGTTTTATCATTAGGATTTATCCAACTTACATAACAACCAGTATGATTAATTTGTTTACTTTCTATTTGTTCACCACCCTGTATCCTTCTAATTATACCTACTTGACCAGATATGTTAGAGCCATGGAATACAAACTCTTGTCTATCACCTCTTTCATTTTGATATACCTTAAAATTTTTCTTGGCAATCTCTATCTCACTTGGTGTAAGGTTAGCATACACAACCATGTTGTATGTTACACCAGGAATAGGGTTCCAATCTCTCAACCATAATTCATTCTTGTCACCATAACCACTGTGATATATCTCATGCATCATTTGTCCGTCTACAGAACATAAGACATCTGGTGTAAAGTCTCTATACAAACCATTACAACCATATATCTTTCCTTGTGGTCTTAATTTAATTAAATCTACTGGCGATCTACTCTCACCGTTACCTATACAAAATATAGTCTTAGCCATTGACAAATACCTCTTTCATAATTAATTTACACTCTGTCGCATTGAAGTTTATAAATGGTTTCACTCTGGCCACCTTAAGTGAGATTTCAGGCCATACAACTTTCTCAGTAATCTCTTTATCCCAATTCTTAACAAAACCAAGAAAGTGATTAAGCACGACCGCGGTCTGGTAACTAATCTTTTTTTGAATAAGTAAGCGTAACATTCTTGGATGCTGTCCATTAGTACAAAGAAAGCCATCATCAAAAGAAAGACCACGCCTGCTAAAGTCAGAAACAATAGTTCCGCAGTCTTGTTTAAAATGGTATACAAAGGATTCTTTCCGTTTTTTATAATCCAAGTAAACCCCTCTACCATCATTTGCCAACAGATTACCAATCCATCTCTTGCTATCTGCAAGAAAGTTAGCAACAAAGAAATCAAGTATATCAGCTTCTGCATATTTCGTACTCAGTTTATGAAAAAAATATCTATCTTTTCGTTTTGTAAATGTATCAAGTTTCGCATTGACTTTACCACCATACTTATAGTAGTCATATGTATCAGATGCAAAGTGTAGTTTGACTGCCAAATAAGTTTTGTAAACATCAAATCCTCCGTACATTCTCTTTATCTCGCCATTGTTTTCTCATACTTATATAAAACTCGTCTTGCGTGACTAAATCTCTAAATTGTTTAAATCTTGTAGCCGCCTTCGCCTTCTCACTTGTCGCCCAATCTTTTTCTTGTGGCAATACTTTACCATCTTTACCGTACTTCTTACCATCTTTGTGATTAGCGTATCTTCTAGCTCTCGTAAAACCCATTTCTAAAAACTTTCTACACATATCCATACCAATAAAGTCTTTTTGTATTCTATAATCTAAATACATATCAAATATTTTTTGTGATGATATTTTGGCTTCTTTGAGTGTTTTAAATCGCCAATGTCTACAGATAACATCTGTATATGGTCTAACCAATAGTACACCTTGTTCACCACGACCTATTCTATATCTTATGTCGTTTGGTCTAAACAATATATTTTTATAATCTAATTTATAATCAAACTCTTTCATATTGGTAATTGGCCACACTTTGGTATTTTTAACATTCTTAAATTAGTTGCTTCTAATTGTATCTTTTCTTTTAGTGATTTGGATATTAATGATGATACCTGACTTGTATCTAAACCATTCTCATCACAATACCATACAACAGCATCCATATGTGAAATCTTTTTTTCTTTCACTATACTTTCTATCTTCAAACTAAATTCTTTACTATTCATTAAAATCCACTCTAACTATGTGCTTTCTTAAAGCTCTAGTAAGTTCTTCAATCTTATCTATGATAGATATTAAACTTGGATCTGTAATGTAATGCTGTTTTTCTTTTAACTTGTCGTATTCTTTTAATGAAATTTGAACCATTGGACTAGGTGCCTGAGCTTCATTTTCCATACTTGCGTCTAATGCTCTTTGTTTTTCGTCACTGTCTGTCATTCTATCCTCCTAATATAGTGGGCGCCTCAACGCTAGCCTCAGCGCCCTTTGTCGACTCTTATAATATACCACACTTTAACTAAAAAGTCAAGTCTGTAAGCCTGGTAATAATTTTGAATTTATCTTTAAATCAAATGTATGGAATATCATACATCTATATGGATCGTTTGGCGTATCTGCTACTGCAAGTGTCTGGTGTTTATCATTAATGTAATATGTAATTACAAAAACCATTAAACCATCTTCTTTTGCGTTCTCTTTACCAAAACTTACATTAACTGCCACAAATTTGTTGTCTTGGATATATCTTTCCACGTCATCTGGACTACCACACATCATTGGCATTTGCATCCAATATAATTTATAATCAGTTGTATTATCTTCTGCCTTAGCGTGATTCCAAACTAGTGTCATAGCAAATAGGAATACTAAGCATACGAATAATATAGGTAGGTTATCTAGTATTTTATTTTTCATTGCCCTCTATGATAAAATTTGGGCCAGTTAACTCGCTTGTATTTTATCTTTGTTTAGTTCTTCATAATATTTATAAAAGTCATCAATGGATTTCATCAAAGGCGTCATATAGTCCTTGGTTTCTTTTATAAAAGATTGTGTGGAACCATCTTCAGATGCAAGTAAAATAACAATTTGTTCTATCTTCTTACCGAATATCTCCTCATACATTTGAGCATAGGCTGTAGTCTGCATAAAGTAGTTTTCTATCCAGCTTTCTTGTCGTTCTTTGTTAGCAGTTTTAAAATCTATTACCGATAACTTACCATTATACTCAGCGATACAGTCAACTTGACCAGCAATAGTCAATTCTTTACTATACATAATTGTTTCTAAACAATGTATGTTATCAATTTGATCTACATAAGGTTTGATTAGTCTAAAAAGCCCTAATGGTAATACACCACGTTCACTTGGTGTTAGACCTTTTAGGTATTGTTCTATCAATGTGTGAGTTGCTTTACCACGTCTAGCAGCTCTACCCATTTCCCAATTGGCAACATTCTCACCAATCTTATCTCGCCATTCTTGTAATTGTGCTTTCTTCTGTATACCTAATACAGTCGTTATTGAGGGGTATGCCTTACCGTCTATATCATAAAAACGGAAGCCATCTATCTTCTTACCTTTTGTGACAGGTAGTTTTGATTTATCTAAATCTATAAAATTAAATTTTTTAGCCATTATATTTTCACTTTCATATTTGTACTATTCATAGTATAACATAATATATGCATTCTGTCAAGTCTAGTTTGACCTGTACAGTGTCATGTGGTCTTTAATCTTTTCAGGATCGTTTCTTAACGCTTCCCTATCTTCTTTTCAGCTAGGAACATAAGACTCATAACAAGTCTTATTACTTTCGTTCTTATAAGCTCTCAATATTTGTTTACGATTTTCACCATCTGATCTATACGAGCAGTGAACCCAGCCGCTATTTGGCTCATCTACATTGTGAAACTCCAAAATCATCTGATCCCAAACACAGTTCTCACTAATCCACTTTACTAACTCTGCATTAGATATGCCATGGATTTCAAAGTCAGCTGCCTGACCCTTCGCATGCTGTGATGTTTTAGATGACCCTATTGCTTCGCAAAGTTCTGGACTTCTATATCCAGAAGATACCGATACAACTCTACCAAAATGATCTCTTACTCTTTGTAGCACATTAACACAAAGTTCCTTTAGATTATTCATATGGTCCTCACTAGGATTATTACTAATCCCCTTACGAGTTGCTGTTTGGCTCTTGGTCATTTCGTTTAAACTAAAATTATTGCTTAGTTTCATATTACCCTCTTGTAAGTTTTAATAACTTTTCTATTTGTGCCTTAATGATTGGTCCTCTATTAGGCCAATGTATATAAGGCTCGTCAGTCTTTTGTAAATTATACAAAAATGGTATAATTACTTTTTCAATCGCCTTAAATCTTTTATCTATATCTGCATTCTGTACTTCTTTTGTGATAGTATCTTTTTCAGCAACTATCTGCATTACCTCATTCATCATTGATTTAATTGATTGAACATCGCTTTTTACTTTAGATATTTCTAAACTAGTTTGTTGACCTAGTGATTCAATATCTTTTTTATCAACCGATGGTTTGACTTCTGTTTTAGGCGCAGATGATACAGCAGTGATGCCGTAGTCTTCATCTAAATCAAAGCCACGCATGTAATCTGGTATATCTTTAGCCATTATTTTAATCCTCTTATTCTTCTTTTGTTTTTAGCGATTGCTTGTTCAGTCTTAATTTGTTTTATAGACTTTTTTGTGGTTTGTCTAGCAAGAGCACTCTGTGGGTGCGCCTCACCTATTTTAGATAGCACATCTTTAAAACCACTATCTGTCTTCATAGTACGATTTCCAACACTCGCTACAATATTTAGTCCTGTAAGTACCTGTGATATATGTTTATTCTTTTTTAGATACTCTTCCATTTCAGCAATTGT